TCGAATGAACACCTGGATAATATGGATAGTGTTTACTGCCATGAGTTTCGAATGGGACGCATTGAAGATCTATCACAACGGCATTGAAAAGAAAGGAAATTTAAAACACGGTTATAGAATGGCATTAAGGTTTTTGTTTGGCTTAGTTTTGGTAAATAGGGGGCGGGATGTTGTTTATGATGTTTCATATTTTTATGATTTATTTTTAGAGGCCGTCCCCTTTTATGCTTTCTTTTGGTTGGTGTTTGATCCGTGGTTGACCTTAAGGCGGATGCATTACATAGAAGACTTTAGGCCGGCGGACGGGATTTTCTATGCTGGCAAGGATTGGTGGGAACTTAGCTTTTTGCCGTGGCATGTGAGAACATTGTTCAAGGCAGGATTGTTTATAACTTCAATTTTAGTGTTATGAGCTATTTAAACGATGTGTGTAGCTATCAAAAAGTACTTAAAGCGTAAGAGATGACTATAAAAGAATTAGTGCCTTACTTGCCTTATGGGTTGAAGGGCTTAGTTGAAGATTTCGGGATCGAAACTGCTATTGGTTGTATTGGGACTGAGGTACTAACAACAGAAGATAATTGCGAATTATCAGAGTATAAACTAATCCTAAGACCTTTATCAGATTTGACAAAAGAGATTGAACATAATGGTGAAAAATTCAAACCGTCTTTTGTTTTAAGTAGAGATTATAAAGATGAATTTGTAGAATTATTAATCACTGAAAAAGGCGAGGGTTATTATAATGATTTATTAAGGTATATACCTTTATGTATTGCTGAGAAACTTTTTAAGTGGCATTTTGACGTATTCGGGTTAATTGAAAAAGGAGAAGCAATAGACATTAATACATTATGACAGCATTTACAACACTAATGGCAATAGCATGTTTCGCAGCCGGCTGGGTAGCTGGCTTGTTTTCAGCAGTGGCAATAATAGCACTTTTTAAATATAAAGAGGATGGGATATCAGACAATGAACAGGAAGATATACCCGAATGCCCGAAATGCAAAAAGCCAACCAAACGATTAAGGACACCGGGGTATAAAACGGCTGTTTTTTATCCGGCTATGTATGATGAAAAAGGGGTCAATACAAATCCAGATAGAAATGCAGTTACTTATAGTTACACATGTTTAGAATGTGGCGCGAAATACGAGGATACATGAGTTGGAAAACAGGAAATAAAGAGGCTAATTTTTATGTCATAGTATTTAGTATAATAGTGGCGGCAATATTTATAATTAGGATATTTTGGCCATTACCTAAACCACCAATAGAATGAAACTATTAAAAAAACTTTATTACAAAATATTTCCTACCTACACTGAGAGGGACGAGGGGTTATATGGATATCTTGAAGCTGATCAAATGATATCGGATTCTATAAATTCAGAAGATTCAGAACAATGGGAACTATCTAAATTAGAGGACGGGAACTTAACTATAGGATATGTTTGGCTTTGTAAAAAAACAAGGGTAATAGAATGAAATGTAAAAAATGTAAATACTATTTGTCCGACAATCAGGGGATTATTGGAGATAATGGATTGGTGATTTTTACCCCAATCACTGGGGGGTTTTGTATGGCTTATAATTGGAATTTGAATAGCCAAAACGTTGTTGAGTGTGGAGCTTTCAAGAAAGATAAAAATAGCGGGTCTAAAGGCAAAAAGTCTTACAAGATAAATATCAAATGATATTAAAATTTATATACCTAATGATTTTATACCAGTTGGCAATACTGGCAGATAATATAACCCAATACCTGAAGCGGTACAAATTGACACCTTGGCCGCTTTTAAAGACATCCTGGAAACGCCGGGGTTTAAATTGTACTAAAGGGGCTGGTATGTGGATATGATTTGAGCCCAGCCCCTAATTTAAAGAAAAATGAAGAAACACGTTAAATTATATCATGACAAGCTCGGTTACTACTATGGTGAATTCATACCATGTGAGGTTTGTGGGGGCAAAAGTGTTGACATCCATCACATTGACTCGAGAGGCATGGGAGGATCAGGCAGAAAGGATTTTATCAACAATGTCCAGGCATTATGTAGGCACTGCCATATCGAATATGGAGATAAAAAGCAGCATATAGAATTTCTAATACAAAAACATGTTAAAACAATCGAAAGAAGAACAAAAAAACGAGCTTAACATCAAAAGACAATTGGAACAATCTGTTTTTGAAAAGATGTTCAAGGATCTGTATTCAATTTGTTGCAAAGCAGGATTTCAGCATATAGAAATGGGGGACAAGTTCATGAAGGTGACTGATGAACACAGGAATTTTAAAATAGAGTTAAGTGTTAAGGTTGGTATTGTTAATTAACAGATATGTGCAAATTTTGCACGGTGGTTCTTGGAATTAATTCCTAATTGAGCATAACGGTTTGGGTATGGGCTGATTTTAAGCCGATTTAAAAGAACGAATGATGAAAGACGTAAATAAGATATTTGAATCAATACATGAAGTGTATGAGTCTCATGATGGAGGTGGCATATGGTTGGATGATAGCCAAAAACTACTCATCAAAAACCAACTAAGGCAACTGATCTTAGCGAATAAAAATCATGGTGTCATACATAATGTTAGACGTAGGTTTTATTCTGATGATGAAATACAGGAAATAGAAGATGCAGCAGCGCAAGGCAGGGAGGATTGGCTTATTCAACAACATGAAAATTCCATCTAACGCATTGTATATGAAACGAACGGATTAAGAACTAAAAATAAATTTAAAATTATGAATATAGCTATTTTAATACTGTGCATTTTAATTATGGCAGGAATTATAACATTAGGAAACAACCAAGTTAAAATAACAAACAACCAAAGTAAAATAGCGGAAACGCTTGACAAAATTAACAAAGAAGTACATAGGTAGTTTGTTTTATATACGTTGTTATGTGCTTTTTTAATTGCACTATAACATCAAGCTAAAAAATGGTGAGGGACGAACTTGTTTTTAAGCGGCTGTTATGAATTGTAAATTATGACCTGGTACATCAACACAACATGGGGCAAAAAAGACTATGTATTTTATCAATATTTTGAACTTAACGGAATGATAATAGAATTATGCAAGGAAGAACAATAAGCCCGGCACCGGTAGCTGATAGGGTAATAAAGAACATGAATCTCGCTATCATGGAAAGAAAACAACACGGTATAAATTTTCTTTTAAACATATTTAATGCCACTGATCGAGAGGCAAAAACATTCATGGACGGGTTACACCAATATGGCGTAGGCATATTCAAGGGTAAATCGTATCAATTAAACGATTTGAAAAGAGCATAAAAATGATTAACTTAGTAATTAGATGAAACAACGCTTTTCATATTCTGAAGATCCTCAAAACATTTGTATCGATAGTATTTTGCATAATCACACTGTTAACAGTGTTGATAATAACGGCGCTATTAATAAGGTTTTGATATGATAACATATAAAAAAGCGTGTAAAAGGTTAGAAATCCTTGCAAATATAGCTAAGGAAGGGGCGTATACCATCGGTATTGAGCCAACAATTAAAATTAAAGACTGGCAGAAAGACAATAAATGGTTCCACGAATGATAGAAGAAAAAAGCTTTCAAATGGACAAAAACACTTTATTGATTTCTAAGGAAGAACTTAGCAAAATGATCCCTATTGACAAAGTAAAAGAGATAGCTTTAAAGGCATGGATTGAAGGATATGGCGAAGGATGGGAAGATGCTGATATACCAGATATATTTAGAGTATGGTTTCACGGAATTGAAAAAGAACTATGATTGAAGGTTATAAAGAAATACCGAAAAGGGATTATGTTGATAAAATGAGATCGACAGAAATATATAATTTTGAACTTTCAAAATATGAAATAATGGCACTTTTCGATGAATATAACAATGATCCTAAAAAACATTTAAGATTAGAATACATATATATACGGGTTTTAGGCCTTAAACTATGTGAGAACTGATGTATGACATAATAAAAACCCTCATCATAGACTACAGCAAAGATACATATACACCAAACATGATTTGTATATGCGAACCAGACAAAAGGAGAATGGGGCGGTTAATTAGAAAGCTTAGAAGATTGCAGAAAGAAAAACAATTAAAAGAAATTAGTTAAATTTGCGCAATGGCAGGCAGACCACCTAAATACAAAACAGTAGAAGAACTTCAAACAGCTATTGATAAATACTTTGAAGATGTAGCCAATGAAGAAAAACCCACAGTAACTGGGTTAGCTTATCATTTAGGGTTCACAAGTAGGCAGTCAATCTATGATTTCGAGACTAAGAAAAAGAAAGTATTTGCTTACACTATAAAAAGAGCGGTCCTAAAAATAGAGCATAAACACGAGTTAGGGCTATATAATCAAAGTAATGCGGGTCATATCTTTTGGTTAAAGAACAGGCGTTGGAGCGATAAACAAGAGATTAAGCATTCAGGCGAAATAACAGGTTTTAACTATGTCGATAGTAACGATAAGGCCGACGGCTAAACAGCATGAGGCATGGCAAGCATTAAAAACTAAAGACACTGTATTTTTAGGAGGCGGGGCCGGCGGTGGCAAATCATGGCTCATATGCGAAACCCGGTTAGCGAATTGCTATTTTTATCCCGGTTATAAATCCTTCATAGCACGCGAAGAGCTTAAACGGCTCATGCAGTCTACTTTTATTACTTGGTCGAAGGTCTGCAAATTCCACGGGATACCCCCAAACGATTGGAAGCTAAACTCTATGTACAATTATATTGAGTTCTTTAACGGCTCACGGATAGACCTTTTAGATTGCGCTTATAAGCCGTCAGATCCGTTGTATGAACGTTTCGGCTCATTAGAGTACTCAGACGGAGCATTAGAGGAGGCGGGCGAAATACATCACCTGGCATATGATGTTTTAAAGTCCAGGATAGGTAGGCACATGACAGACGAAGTAAGGCCCACAATGCTGATCACAGGAAACCCCAAAAAGAATTGGACTTACACTACTTTTTACAAGCCGTGGAAAGAAAATATCCTCCCGGACGGCATAGCATTCATTCAAAGCCTTTACAACGATAACCCACACACGGCAAAGACTTATAAAAAGCAATTAGAGGGCATTACAGATCAATCAATCAAAGAAAGGCTAATGTTCGGGAACTGGGACTACGACGATGATCCGAGCGCTCTTATTGACTATGATGCTGTTTGTGATATGTTCACTAATGACCACGTGCCAAAAGGAGATAAGATGATCAGTGCAGATTTAGCTATGCAAGGGCGTGACAGGTTCATAGCAGGACTATGGTCAGGTATGAGGGTATCTATACCCATAGACAAAGAAAAAGCCACAGGCAAGGAAATTGAACGCGATTTAACCAATCTTAAGAACACAGAGAAAGTAGGAAACTCTAAGATTATAGCAGACAGCGACGGTTTAGGAGCTTACCTGGATAGCTACATCCGGAACATTAAAGCCTTTCATGGCGGTGCAAGTGCAAATAATAAGAATGAATTTGTTAACTTTAAAAGCGAATGTGGTTTTAAGCTTGCCGAAAAGATCCAGAACAGGGAGATTAAAATTATATGTTCAAAAGACCAGGAGGAACGCATTAAAACAGAAATAAGCGTCTGTTTGAAGCGTCACAACATGGATAAGGACGAAACAAAGAAGCGATTAATACCAAAAGACAAGATGAAAGAACTATTGGGGCATTCGCCTGATTACTTGGATATGCTGCTAATGGGCATGTATTTCGAAATAGACAATAGAGTTGAATTCCAAGTGGCATGAATTGTATTATTCAAAGATTGATTACAAACCCACAAGGGAGACTAAAAAGATATAACTATTCAAAGAAATGATAGCAATAGCAAAGAAAGACATTAGCCCCTTAATAAAAAAAGGAACTATCTTAGTAAAAAAGAAAGTGAGGCACCCCGATCATGGATTGCGGTTCTTTGGCATCATGCGGGGTTATGATGAATGTCTTTATATAGAGTGTACGCATTGGGTCATGTTCGAGGAAAGAACGGTAAAGCCTCCCAATTACTACACGTGGAGATTGATAGAAGCAAATAGGGAATGGTTTAAAATAAGCAAAGAATGAATTGGTTTCAAAAACAATTATTACCCAAACAGGTCAAGCAAATAATGTTACAGGCCGAATCCGGGGATGTGATAAAGGCCATGTTCCAAATATTCGGCAATAATGTAACCCTGATAAACGAGAATACAGATCAATATATAAAGTCTGGATATCTTGGTAATGCAGATATCTATTCTATTGTACGGCAAATATCAAGATCATGCTCGATCCCTGAATGGGAGCTTTTCGAAATAAAGAACGAAAAAGCACATGCCGACTATGTGAGGTTAAAGCAAGACGGCTCGGAGGCGTCGCTGTTCAAGGCCATGAAGTTAAAAGGCGAAGCTTTGGAGCAAGTAGAAAACCCTGAAATACAAAAGCTTTTTGTACAACCAAACCCCTTACAGGGATGGACAGAATTTATTGAGTTAAGCACTGTATTTAGGTTGATAACAGGCAACAGGTACTGGAAAGGATCGGCCCCTGAATTTGGCGCTAATGCAGGCAAATGGCAGGAACTTTTTGTATTGCCAGCCCAACATGTAGAGATTTTGCCAGGCGACAACATACTTGAACCAATAAGAGGTTATAGGTTCAACTTTAACCCGTCTGTTGAGTTTGATGCAGACGTGGTAAGCCACTCAAAGTATCCTAATCCTGAGTTTGTGGCGGGAACCGGGTCTAACTTTTACGGCCTTTCACCTTTACGTCCTGGCAGGACTGTATTAACCAAATCTAACGATGGGTACATGGCGAGCGTTAAGCTATTGCAAAACTCTGGAATTATGGGAATTGTGTCGGGTGCAAAAGAAGCGACCGCGCAACCTGGGGACATGGATATACAAGCTATCAAGTCAAAGTTTGAACAAAAGTCACGGCCTGAAAACTACGGCAAGCTGGCATGGACAAACGCGATGCTGAACTACATCCAAATGGGTATGAACGCCAACGAACTGGGGTTGAACGAAGGGCAAATGCTTTCGTTGAGGCAGGCATGTAATATTTACAACTATCCATCAGAACTGTTAAACGACAAGGTAAGCGCTAAATACAATTCCTTTAAAGAAGCCAAAAAGAGTGCAATCATCAACGCGGTATTGCCAGAACTTAACCTGGATAGGGATTCACTCAATACGTGGTACTTGGAACCATGGAGGAAAGCAGACCGGAAGAACTACTTTTTAGATTATGAGGTGAATTCATTCCCTGAAATGCAGGAAGATTTAGGGAAACTTTGGGCAAGGATCGATACAAGTACAGAGCTGACATTGAACGAAAAAAGGAAATTGAAAGGCTTTGACGAAAGAACAGAACCGGGCATGGACGACATATGGCTTCCTTTTAACTTAACGCCAATGCAGGGCTTTGGCAACACGGACACCACGGAGTTAGACGAAACATTGAAAGCATTGGGAATAACTGAATACGCTTCAAATGGTGTACATTAATGCCTGACACAGCTACCCAAATATGGCAAAACACAGACCGTAAGCGGGCGCGGTTCATGCCTTCGATAGAAAGGGCAACATTGCAAGCGTTAAGAATCCAGGCGAAACCTATATTTGATCTTTTTAATACAGGTATGGCCTTGGAAGATATCAAGGCACAAATAAAAGGGCTTATCCGTGAACCAGCCATAAAGGTATTGATCGATTCTATTTTTAACCGTGTAGGGATGGCGTTTGCAGATGATTCATTCCATGAAATAACCTCACAACTAAAACAAGACACTTTTATAGAATCCCAGATAGAAGGAACCCTTCAAAGGATAATCCAGGTACAAGCGGCATTAGATATAACAGCAATCACAGAGACTACCCGCAATTGGCTTTCTTTAGAGATCCAAAGATACATCGAAGAGGGGTTAAGTATCCCAAATGCAGCGAAGGAACTTACGAAAAGGTTTGATTTCATAAGCAGGGCACGAGCTACGATGATAGCACGAACAGAGATTATAAGCGCAAGCAACGCGGGAAGTTTGGCAGGCGCGGAAAGCACAGGATTGCCAGTTCAAAAGATATGGCTCACTGCCAGGGACAAGTCTGTAAGGGATTCACACATAATAACAGACGGCCAAAAAAGAAACCTAAAAGAGAACTTCAATGTCAATGGAAGCCCAGCCATGCAGCCTGGAGATCCAAAACTGCCAGCAGGCGAACGCGTTAATTGTAGGTGTACGATTATCTACCAAGTCGAAGGAAGGGACAGCCCACTTACAGAGCTTCAAAGGCCAGAGGTATTTGATTTCAGTCAGTTTGAATAATTTTTGGGCTTGTATATTTGCATATGCGCATATTTGCATAAACAAATATATGTTCTTACATTTAAGAAACATTTTGCAAAATGGGATTGTACAGGATCAAAAACTACAACCTGAAGATTGATGACATATCAGAAAGCGATAGGATCATTTCAGGCTATTTCTCAGCATTCAACAACGAAGACAGCGACGGCGACACCATAGTAAAAGGTGCTTTTAGAAAGACCATTTCAGAACGCGGTCCCGATTCAGACCATCCAAGGATAAAACATCTATTGGACCACGACACGCGCAAATCAATAGGCAAGCTCCAGGAACTAAAAGAAGATAGCAAAGGATTAAGGTATGTATCCAAACTCGGAAGGCATACAGCCGGTAAAGACGCGCTGTTCATGGCGTTGGACGGCCTCATCACAGAACATTCGATAGGTTTTGAAACCCTCAAAGAAGAGCGCAACAATTCAGAACGCACAAGCATGATCAAAGAGATCAGGCTCTGGGAAGGGTCGAGCTTGCAGACATGGGGCGCAAATCCCGATACCCCGCTAACAGGCGTTAAAGGGCTTGTTAAAACCAAAGAAGATTACATCGAAAGGATCGATAAACTTACCAAGGCAATCAGGACTGGTAAATACACTGATGAAACATTTGATTATTTAGAAATAGAGTTAAAACAGATTCAAGCCTTCATAGCAACATTTGAAGAAACACCAAAGCCGGAGCAATCCACAGAGGCCGTTCATAAAAACGCTGATTTTGAAGCATTAAAATATTTACAACAAAGTTTAAATTAATTATGCCAGAAAATAAATTAAGCGAGGAACTTCAGGAATCACTGGACGGAATCAAGTCATCTATTGACGAAAAAACAACAGCCCTAAAAAAAGACATGGGCAACGTGGCAGACGAAAAAGCCACGGCGTTGATAGATGCCTATAAAAAAGAAGTCGGGGAACTTCAGATTGAAGCCGACAAAAAGCAAGCCGAAAAAGATACGGTAATGCAAAAGCAGCTCGACGATATCGACAAAAGATATAAAGAGCAAAAAGCAATTGTACCGGCTAACATGTCCTTAAAAAACAGGATCATAACAGATCTTAAAGGATCAG